AGAAAGCCGAGCGTCGAGGCGGCCTGCAGGTTTGAGAGGAATGGCCCCAGCACCATGTTGGTGCGATCGAGAGCAAGCTGCAGCGCCTCATTGGCCGTCGCATCGTAACCATCCTGACGCGCAGCGAGACCGTTGATCGAGTTGGTGATGATGAGGAAGCGCTGATTGAAGAAGATGTAGTCGAGCACGTCGCCGGACACGTCGACCTGCAGGTCCTTCATAAAAATGACGGGACCGGTCATAACTTACCTCGGGCCGGTGGTCTGGTTGGCGGTGGCGCAATGCGACGCGAAGGTGCTGCCGTCGCCGATATCGGCAGTCTGGTAGATCGCATCGCTGACGAAGTAGGTCTTCATCGGCGTGAACTGCACGTTGGCGAACAGGAAACCGCTGTTGACCGTGATCTGCCAATAGATCATGTGATCCTCCGTTTAGTCGGCGTAGGCGACGCGCGAGGCGACGATGAAGCGACCGGGGACCGCGCCGTCGGTGGTGCCGTCGATCTCGACATAGAACGAGCCCAGCGCCGCGATCGATTGGTTGAAGGTCCAGGTGCGATCGATCGAGCCGTCGGTCTGCACTGCATCGCCGACGACATCCGGCATCGCGTGGGTGGTGCCGAAATGAACCGAGGCGACGCAGCTGTGGTGGGTGGTGTCGAACGAGATCAGCTTGGCGACGACCTTGATGTGGGTGCACGCCGCGGCGATCGCGATCGGCTCCGAGATGTGGTGGAAGGTGTTGGCCTGTCCACCGGTCAGCAGCACTTGGCTCTGGCTCAGCGAAATTCCCGGCATCTGATCGGTGGTGCCGGTGAACACAGCCTTGAACGGCAGCAACGGCGGCAGCGACGACAGCTGCGGCGTGTTGGGGTCTTCGGAGAACGGCTGCCACGTACCGTTGAGCTGGATTTGATAGGACAGGTCGCAGACGGCCGGGATGATGGTATCGGCGAGAATGTCGATGCCGGCGATGCCGCCCGCCATCTGCAGCGGCTGCAGCTGCAGCTCCATGCGCACCGAGCCACCAGTGGCGTTTGGATTGTTCTGCCACTGACCCCAGGTCGCATAATGCAGCACGAAGCGCAGCGTCTTCGGCGAGGTCAGTGACGGCCACAGATAAAGACCACCCGAGCCGTTGACCCAATAGCAGCCCTGATGAACGGCGAGACACTCCCACCGGTCCGAGATGCAGAACCGATGATCGGCGGTCGAGATGAAGCTGATGCTGTAGCGCTTGCCGGCCTGCAGGAACACCGGCGGAAAGTTCATGCGCAGCGGGAAGATGTAGACCGGAATGATCTGCGCCCACCACCCTGGAAAAAACCACTGTTTAGCGCCGGGCGGAATGCCGGGAGGACCGCCGGGGTTGAATATCACGAGGCCGCCGGGCGTAATGCCGATGTCGCCGATCAGAATCGGCGTCTCGAACCCTGCGGCGATATCGGTCGCCTGCAGCACACACCGACGGATCGTCTGGTTGAGATGATCAGGTTGGCCTTGGGCGTCGCATTCCGCGATCAGAATGGTGAGCGGCGCCTCCGTCTGTAGGTTCATGAACGTGGTGATGCCGGACAGCCAGCCGTCCTGCGCATTCAGGAACGTCTGCGCGATGTGCTGTCCGGAGTGATCGAAATTGTCGAACCGCTTCGACCAGTAGGGCAGATCGACATAATCGCGCCAATAGTATTGCCAGCGACCGAACTGATGCCGCGGCCAGTCGACATCGTCCTCTTGATGCGACGCGATCTCGGCCCACTCAACGATCTCCCAGGTTTCGTTGAGGAACGACAGGATGCGGTAGGTCGGATCGAGCTGGGCTTGATACCACCACACTTCAGCAGGTGGACACACCGGCCACAGCCCACCGCAGCGAAAGCGATGCCGTGATGGATAGAGGTGGCGCAAGGTGAACGCGGTGTAGATGTACTGCAGCAGCCGTTCCTCGATCCACGGATAGTCGGGGAACGAGCAGTCGAGCCGCATCCGCGCACCCGACGGCGTCGGCAAGGTGAAGCCGTCGGCAGCGACCAGCGCGCCGGGGTCCTGCGGATTGAGCAGCGCCAGCGTCGTCGTGGTGGTGCCGGTGCCACCGGGGAAACGCAACCCCTCTTCGACATGCGCGGAATAGGCGCCGTCGACATTGCCAGTGGTGTAGCTCTGCGAGGTGTCGAGGAAGTAGTCGGTGCCGTACCAAATGAAGGCCGGCGGCTGATGGATCAAGTCCCAAATCTGGTTGACCAGCGTGACCAGCTTCTGGAAGTCGGTGAGCAGCGTGTAGTTCTTGAGCTGCGAGGCGAGCGCGGCGAGCGCCGATGTCAAGGTCGCAATCTGGCCATTGACCGTCGTCGCCCAGTTGTTGAGCGAGGTGATCTTGTTCGACAGATCGGAGATGTTGTCGAGCTGATTAATGGTCGATTGCTGGAATGACACGATGCCGGTCGGATCGCACAGCACATAGCCGATCAGACAATCGGTTGCGTCGATCGTCGGATATTGCGGCGACGCGCTCTCGACACCGGGAACGAGATCGACGTTGGCGTACCGCGTCGTCGTCATGTCGACTGATTGCGGCTGCGCCTCACCGGTGTCGGCATCGATGATGAAGTCGCGCGGCTGGGTGTCTTGCGTGATCGTGGTGCCCCACGCCACCACCGCGATCTGTTTCTTCTGGGTGACCGGCAACGTGTTGAAGCAGTCGAGCGTCACCGTGTCGGTGCGCGAATAGACCGATCCAGCCGAATAGACCCGGCCCGGCGCCACGCTGACCTGAGTCGGTGCAGTCTTCGAGAGCGCGAACCCGGTGTAGGACAGACCCGGCTCGATGGCGTCGTTGACGACGTGGTCGAGTGAGGTGCCGAGCCAATCCTGCAAATTATTAAAATCCGCAGCTTGCACCTCTTGATTGTCTCTGAAGATGACTGCGTTTTCGGCCATTCTACTCTCTCCTATATGACACGCGCATCGATCCACTCACCAACGGTGAATGTCCCGTCACACGGCAGACTGTCGTTGGTGCTGATGACGCGCTTGATCGCAGTGTCGATGCCGACGGTGTCGCGTTCGGCCATCGCCGCGGTGACGGCGCGGCGCACCGCCTCGATGCGTCGGTTGTCGGGTGGATGCCAATGGCCGCGGATGAAGGTGGTGCCGGAGAAGTACCACGGCCGCCACACCTCGCCGACATCGATCCGAATCTTCGCCGTGTACTTGTGCTGCCCGAATTGTGCATGGCCCATGTAGACACTGGCCTTGCGATAGTCGGGCACGCGCGACGGATCGAACAGGTACCAAACCATGTAGGTGAACTGCCACGCCACCGAGCGCACCAAGTAGCTGGTGCCGACGCTGCCGCCCATCAGATAGATGCGGCCCGTTCCTCTTGGCGCTCCGCAGGTGAGTCCGTACTTCGAGAAGGTGTGGGTTTCGTTGATCGTGTCGGGGTAGAGATCGATCAGCTTCTCGTTGCCCCAGCTGATGGTCTGGTAGATCGCCTTTGAATAACCGATCGAGCTTGTCGTCGGCACCACGATCTCGATGGTGCGCGCGGCGACCGATAGATCGGACCCGAGGAAGATCGAATGCTTGTTCTGCGCTACGCGTGGCGGATGACCGGCAGGCAGCGGATAGCGATTTGGATCACCGAGAAACCACGTGTTCGGGCTCTTCGCCGGCACCGTGATCTCGGCGACGGTCTGCGTAGCCCCGGACAGCGTCACCGTGGTGTGGGTGCGATAGGTCAGCGGCGTTTCGAGACCGGTGGCCGGGTCATAAATGACCGCGGTTCGCGTGTAGCGCCCGCCGGCATCCTGCGCGGTCGGATAGAATTTCCACAGCGGCCCGGTGAAGCAACCGTTCTTGTTAAACGTGCGTTTCTGATTGGGCTCCAACCCGGAGATGAACTTCGAGCTGCAGCAGATGTACGCCAGCTGCACCCGGGCGACGTACGGATAGAGCCGCAGCTGCGGGAAGCGCGCGACATAGGCGGCGCGCTCGGCCGCGGTGTAGCTCTTGCCGGGGAAGAACTTGGCCGGCGGGACGATCGCGCTCTTGACGATGCCGCCGACCGCGGCGACGTAAGTGGTGATGCCGTACAACGAGCCGCGGATTTGCTTGAGCGTCCACTGGTTCTTCACCCAGTAACGGCGGAACGCCTCGCTCCAATTGGGCTCCCACAGGTTCACGCCCATCGCATAGGCGAGATAGGGCAGGTTCCCATAGCTGATCGCGTCGGGGTCCCACTGGTCCTTGATGATCTCGGCATAGGTTGCAGTGAGGCGGAAGCCGTCGACATCGGCCATCGCCTGTTCGAGCCCCGAAGCCGAGCGATACAGCAGCACCGAGCCGGTGTGTTGGTCGAGCGGCCGGATGATCGGATCGGTGGTGCCGATCTCGTTGCCGGCCAGCGCCACCGCCAGCGGCATCGTCCCAATGTCGGGGAACCAGGGGACGAGATCGGTCGCCTTGAGGTGGTTGACCTCGTGCGCCGTCGGCCACGCCACCCCGATCGACGACGGCCCGATCCAGATGCCCAGCGGGGTAGGCATCTGGGTGACGCCTATGAAGCTCGGGACGCCAATTTGCGGCGAGCCGACGCTAAACCCGTAGACGTTGAACCACGTCACCACGGGCAGCGGCACGCCGATGGCGGGGCTTCCTACCGCGAGCCCAACGGCAGCGGGGATTGTCATCACCGGCGGCGCCGGCCACGGCACCATCGCAGCGCCGGAGTCGTAGTACCACTGCCCGTTGTAAGCCTTCACCCACACCCTGCCGGTGGTGTCGGTGACGATCTCATAGCCGGGGAGCGGCGTGCCGTACGGCGTGACGCCGTTGCGCAGCACGTACTTGTTGTAGGGATCACCTCCCGGCGACTGAAGAGCGAAAGTCCAGAGCGTGCCGCCGCCAGTGATCAGCGCGCCGCCAGTCGGCGCCCAGATCGCGCCGCCGAGCGGCGTCGCACTGGTGAAGACGTTACCGAACACCGGCGAGCCGACGGTGAGCGCAAGCACCGGCATCGGGTGCAGCTGCGTCATCGCCTGCCCGCCGAAGCTCGGCGAGCCGACCGCTAGCGCGGGCGTAGCAAGGATGCGCGCGGGCGGCGGCGTGACCGCCACCCAGACGCCGAACTGATATTTGAACCACGTGTTGGTCGAGGCATTCCAGGCGTACAGCAGCCCGTTGACGATCTCGACGCCGCCATCGACCGAAAAGCCGGTGTCGGTGCCGTTGACATAGACCTCATTGCCAACGAGGCCGGCCTGCGTCCCGTCAGCGGCGATGACGGTGTAGTTCTGCCCAACCAGCACCACGCCATTGGGCGACAACGGCGCCATGAACAGCGTGGGGAGCGACGGCGATCCGACCGTGAGTGACGGCGGCGTCAGCGCCCATTGCGGCTGATTGAGTGACTGCGGGAATGGTCCACTGTTGGGCGTGTAGAACTGCGCGCTGGCAGTATCGAAATAGAGCCACGTGCCCGAGAGCGTCGCCCAGATGTTCGACGTTTCACCGTTGCCGGTCGGCGCGTACTGCACCACGTCGTAGCGCCCGAGATAGGGACCGCTCGGGTTGATCGCCTGATTGCCGA